CATCCGCAAGGGGTGTGTTTTCAAACTGGTAATCACTTGTGACAGCAAGGAGTCGAGTGTTGAGGATCTGTTCATATGTTCCCTTTCCCCCTCTGTAGGAAACTCGTAGATCCACAGTTCCTCCAATTTGAGTACAATCCAACTCACCGTACTTTATCTGCTTTAGTTCCATGCCATCACCTAGCAATGCGGTCTCTGCTTGGCAATAAATGCGATTATATTTTGTGGTGGCAGTGCCATCCGGATTTAGTTGCAGATAACTATCAATCCGTTCTGGCAAGAAGGATTCCCACAAGTGATTGAACGAACCATCATTGGTGGAAACATAGTCAACCGAAAGATGGAACAACCTCTGTTGATTCTGAACTGTCCCAGGTAACCATTCGATTGGTCTAGTACCAGTCCACACCCCATTCCATGCAGGGGTTGTTTTTGATTGGTTCAATTCACTGGCAACTGCGTAATCGAGAACCATGGTTGCACTTGGCAATGGTTCCAAATATGGAACGGAGCAAAGGAAATAATTCTCAAATGATGTAGCACAAATCCCGGTAGTATTTGCTGGCATCAACCTCTTGATTCTTGCCATTTCAACATCCTTAAAAAGGACTTGTGAGGTCAAGTATGCACTTGATGCCACGTTTGCATTTACCAAACCACCTTTTGAATACCACCACATGAGACCGGCCTGAAATGCAACTGACTTCCCTGCTACACACCCAACGGTTGGATACAGAGTATTCTGGAAGTTTGCCGTCGTGATCCATTGAGACCTGTCTAGAACACCACTTGCAAGGGAGTAGGTTGATCTGTCGGTGAAAACAATGAGTCGAGTGTCGTTGTTCTGACCCACATAATCCACAAGCGCTGTTACTGTCCTTGGGAATGAAAAGTCACCCCTTCCCGCCCCCTCTGTCCTCTCAACCCAACTAAATGGATTGCCGAGGTCGGATGCCAAAACGATGTTTCTAGCGGCAACCCAAAGTCGATTTCCGGAATATGCCATCCAATACCCAATTGGGATGTTGCTGTCTTGCGCCCCGGTTGTATTGCTTCCGTCCCAATACCCAGGAGAGTTTATGCCGTCTTGGATGATGACTACCCTGTTGGAGGGGGTCACGGTCACATCTCCACCGGAACTCAAGGTGGATGTTTGGGTTGCGACGGTAAAGACAAACTCACTGACCGAGGGGTCTAGTGAGATCCCGGTAAGTTTGTACTCATCCCAATCCCTTGGTTGCTCTAGGGGGAAGGGAGCAAAGTATACCGACCCACCGACGGCAAACAAAATATATGGCAACTCACTCTCAAATGACTGGGTTCCATCGTAGTTGTAGATTGTCTCTTGAGTTGTGGTTGTGCCACCGGAGGTGGTGTTGACTTGCGCTGCTTTAAATTGCTTGTTTGAAGCAAAGAAGCACCCGCCTTGGAGGTTTCCTGGGGGCAATGAAAGTTTCATGCCTTGACCGGGACGAGTTTGCGCCAAACCACCACGAACGGTGATGTTTACTCCCCACTTGAGTTGGTCGGCAGGAAGATTCCAAGGGTTGCGGACGCTATTGACACCACCAACCCATCCAGTAGTGACCCTTTCAACCCTTCCAGCAGTTACATTGGGTGACTTCATGGGAGGTTAAAACATTACTGGATCTGTGCCATCCCCATAAGTCAAATTATTGATTTGTGGGGGGTTAAAGGCATGACCTTCCATGCTGTTCTGTTGGTTCTTCAAGTAGTTTAGGGCCATGCCCCAATACCTTTGCGCCTGCTCCAAGAAATCTTTGTCCTCAAGATCAACGGCATGCACCGCGGCAATGATTGCCCTCTCTTGCTCCACCGGAATGTAGTCGTACAGACTATTAATCTTGGGGGCGCGGACACGATAGATGATTCTAGCCCAAGCACAAGGTTTCCCAATACGAACCCTGCGATACATGGGGTTCACTTCGTCCGGATGGTATTGTCCGATTAGTGCCATGTCATTGCTGCGGCCGTAGTCATATGCATATAGGCTCACATAACCCTCTGTTTTGGGTTTTTCAACATGATACACTGCCTTCACAAGGGTGAGATCCTTGACGGCGTCTAGAAAGAAAGTACTAGAAGTGGTATCCCCTACGTTCTGGTAGGAAATTCTACCACTTGTGCTATTTGTGTTTTGGGAATGGGAAAGGGTGTCGTACAGTTCGATCTCCGTTTTACTTATGAAACGCGTGAAATATGGAGTCCCAGCGGTTAAGGCAGTGGGAAGGGTGTCGTCACTATTTGCTCGAGGTATGACTTCCGTTCCAGTGTCAAAAAAGACATTTGCAAAAGTAATTTTAGTTGAGGGAGAAACTGTGAAGTCTCGGACAATATTCAATGCCAACCTTCCAATACCAAGAGTAGTAAAGGTAACTTGAACATTATTTAAAAATACCTCTAGGTTTGACTCAACTATTCTAACTGTGTAGTCGGTTCCAGCAACTAGGGGGGATGGCAATGTGCCTGTAGAAGTGAATCTAACAATTTCATCATTCGATAGGTATTGGATGTTGGGGACAGCGAGTTGGTTGTTGTATGGAACTGCAGTTACAACATCCTCAATCGCATAGTATGTTTGACCAACACCAAGTGCCAAGACTTGAATCAATCCGGTTGTTCCGGACCCTTGAGCGTTCACTAGACTATTAAAAATTTGTGCCGTTGTGTCTGTGCTCCTCCTTATATAATAAGGTGTGACCGAATCGATTGCGGGGGAAGTAGTCGGCAAGAGATAGTCGGATGCAAAGTAAATTTCAGTTCCTGTAGGAGTTGCCGAAAAATCACCCGTCCATACATCCGTAAAATCAACGGCAAAAGAACGAGCTATGACAACATAGAAAGTACCTGAGCCAAGGGAGGTAATGTTTACTGGCGTGAAATCGTTCTCAACAACGGTGAATCCTGTTGATGACAATGGCGCTTCCGCGCGGTACGACCTTCCGGAAATAAGAGGGGCTGGCATTACACCAGTACTTGCGAACTCCACAAATGCGCCAGTTGATGGGATGAGAGTAACAGTTGGAGCAGAGGAATACCCGGTTCCTTGTGAAACAACATTGATTGCCGTCACAATCCCCCCCTCTACGACTGTGGTTGCTGATGCTCCGGTTCCCCCACCACCGGAAAGACTTACAGCAGGAGCATTAGTGTATCCACTACCACCATTTGTTATGGTATACGAGGTTACAAAACTAGTTGTAAGCGTTGATGTGGCAGCGGCATTGCTACCGACTCCTGTGATTATAACTCTAGGTGGGAATTGATACCCGGTTCCTGGGTTATCGATCACAATGTTGGTGACGGTATTTGCGCTTGTTAGAGCATGCGCAGTGCATCCGGTTCCAACCGGATCCAAAACCAAGGAGGTGACTTGACCACCACTAACAATGGCATGTGCTGCAGCACCAAATCCACCACCACTTTGAATAACGACGGTAGGAGCAGAAGTGTATCCGCTTCCCCCACTAACTTGAGTGAAGGATGTGATTTTTCCACCAGCGATGTTTGCCGTGTAGACCGCAACGGTTGTGGGGTTCCCACCAACAAATGAAACTGAAGGGGTTGAGACATATCCGGTTCCACCCGTGCTGTCAAAAGTCACGGCAGGAGGTGTTGTGTATCCGGTTCCTGCATTCGTGACATTAATATCCGAAACTATACCAACGACATTTGCAACTGCTGTTGCTCCTACTCCTGTGGCCGGTGACAAACCTACTCCGTCTGCTTGGATATTGCTAGTTCTTCCCGTGACAGCCGTGGCAGGAATCAATTTATTCAAAGAATTCTGTCCACTACCGGAAGTGGTAAAGCATATTGGATTTGTTCCGGTTTGTGCATCTTGACCTGTGGTGTGCAGAGTCACAGCCTTGGGGTCGATCACATAAACATAATAGTTTTGACCGGATACCAATGGTTCTGGGAGGTTCCCACCATTTGAGTATGCTTGAACGATGTCCCCGGTGTTATAGAAATGGGGAATCGTGAATGTGAGTTTGGTAATCGCAGCAATGTTTTTCCTTAAAAAAGCACTAAAAGATCCTGCTGTTCCGGTAAGGTAAATTGGATTTTTATTTGCTTGAGCATCCGCAAGAGTTGAAAAAATCTGCAGGTTGGTAGAGTCCAAAGCATTTGCAAA